GTAACTCATTCTGTTTCTTATGTAAGTCTGTAATCTTCTCAGCAACCTCAGCACACGCCTTCATTGTGTTACCTGCAACCTCAAATGCTCTGGGGTGAGAACTCTCCATTGCCACCTCTAGACTTTCATTTGCTGCCTCACTTAGTTTCTCTGTCATCTCATAAAGTTTTGCTCTTACATAAGATGCATCCTTATCCTTATTGTCTGTCAGGGTGGCGAGTTCTTTTAGTTCTCTCCTTGTCTTGGTGAGTGGTGCTGGTTGAACCTCAGGTTCTATGTTGAATGTTTCATTGAGTGCATCAGAACTCTTCATTAGTCATCCATTCCAAAGAAGTTGTTGTCGTCCATAAACAGGTCTTGATAAGTTTCTACCACCTTATACCCATCCTTTAGAGGATCAATCTCCTCCNTTGGTTTAGGTGGAATGGCAGTGGATTCTACCTCTGCTGAGTAACGAACCTCTGCAGGTCTCCTGATGGTGTCTGAACGATAATCCAGAGTGATCTTACGGATGTCTTTTGCTGCATCCACAGGACCAAACAAGTAAGTCTTGACGGTGAAGTTCAAAGTCCAGATGAGTGTTCTTCTCTGTGAGTAATCACCTTCATAATCATCAGTGTAACCCACACCATTCAGAACAATCGCAATGTCCCTTTCTTCCTGGGTCTCAGCAATGATCTGAATGGATACATTGATAGAGGGGTGGAAGTGTGGAAGGATTTGTTCCAGAATTTGTAGTCCATCATCTTGGTTCTTAGAGATGATCGCCATCTCCACTTCCAAGTTATAAGGAACAGGTAGGTATTGTGAATACTGAATTGGTTTGCCTACTGCATCCTTACCAGTAGAAGGGGCACTCTTTGCAAACTGAGTTGGGGTTAGTTTCCTAGACCCATCATAGTTAAGACCTTTGATCTCAAAGGACATCCTTGGTAATGAGATCTGGTAGGGTGCCCTTTCTGGATTGGGTTCCGCCGCAATCATTGCCAGATACTTCTGATAAGGTCCATACTGAATTGGACACTTATAACTTTCTAACGCGTTGGGATCCTTGCGTGATGGATCCTTTCTCTTTACTACAATGTTATTGAATAATGTTCCGAAAGCAATGATGCTCTTACGGAAAATTTGATGATAGTAGTATGTACCTAACACTTTTAATCGTTCTTATCTACCATTATTTAGACGAACCCAAAGGGGTTCTCATCTCCTGCATCCACAATCTTGATTGAGTCAAACTCATCTTGGATAGTATTAGTGTCATCAAATGCCATTTCTTCCATCGTTGCCTTAGTGGTTATCCAGGTTGCCCTACTCTCTTTACCAACGATAAGAACATTGTCAAACTTATTAATGGTAAGGTCTTCGTCCTCATCAGTTTGTACTGGGTCAAGGTCTGATAAGTCACACACTAACAACTTCTTCTCAGGTAAGTTCCAGTCCAGAACCCTTGCAGTTACTGAAGTAACATCATTCAAGAAACCAGGGTCCTTGTATAGTCTGAAAGGACCAGTTGGTCCATCAATGATCAAGACTTCTTCCTCCTCATCTTCAATGTATTGTTCGTCCTCAGACATCAATCCATTTATCCTAGCAAAATCATAGATCTTAACTTCTTCATTGAATGCAAATGTTCCATTACCAGTCTCGACATCAAACTCCATCCTGTAGTAGTCAGGTCTCTTCTGTGTTGCATCCACCTTGTCATAACCAGTGTCAATGGTTTCACCAGAGAACTCAAACTTCTCACACTGCAACTCATAAACATAACCCCTTCCTAACTGGAAGAAAGGTTCATCAAACATCACATACTTAATTTCAAACACACTATTATCAAAGGGGAAGAACACCAAGTCACCTTCTTTAGGTCTGCTATCAATGGTACCCTTTAAACTTTCTAACTCTGCATCAGGCAAGTTACCTGACATATTGTTATGATATTGTTTCACAAGTGGTGTGTAGTATGCTCCCCATTGTGATCTTGACATCACCAATGTTATCTCATCAGAACTTCTTACCCCAAACTTTGTAAGCATTTCCATTCCATTCTGATACCCAGAGAAACTCTTAAGGTACATTGGCATAGGAAGTGCTAACTTGAACGCGTTCTTTGTGCTTTCGTGCAACAAGTCGTCAAGGTTCATCATATGACGAGGCATATAAAGAACATCCATACCATAGATGGCAATCTGTTCGATCACCAAACTATCAATAAGATTTTGTTCTGTACTCTGACCTGGGTAGGTAGAGTTAAAGAATGGACTTGTTGTTGGTGACATTACTTAAAGTCGCCTTTCATAATGTAACGACCCACAACTGAGTCAGGTCTCGTGACGTCATCTCCTCCTTCATAGGTGTGAGTGTGGATTCCTTCGCCTGTCCCTGCTTTAGCAGTAAGGAGGAATTCGCTTTGTTTTGCTTCAGTGGACCCGATTGGTCTCAATAAATTAGCTCCTGAGCCATGGCCAGCGCCCGGACCAGCTTTCACTTGGTACACTGCTGGAGGAATGCCAGCTTCTTTGATAACGATTCTCTTTTCTCCTTTAGGCATTGCAGTCTTCCAACCAATCTTACCACCCAAATCTGTTCCAGAGTTTACACCCTTCTGAACAAAGTACTGGTCATCCCAGTTAGGCATAACACCTGACTTATATGTACTCACATTGTCTCTCAAATAGTTATGGAGATCAGGATACAATTTAACATCAAAAGAATTACCACTCAGGAACCACCAACCTTTTGGCGGGGTGGAAGCTAACCACATCATAATAGAACCAACAGGAACATAGTAGTTGTTATCCTTGACTCTGCTGAACTCATTATCTACGTACCGCTTTGTTACTGCGTGAGAAACATCAGAAGGTTCCTTTGACAAGATAATCGAATCAGTTGTTACTTTTTTGAACTTTGCGTGAGCGGCATTTGCAAATAACTGACTTCCTGATGTAAGAATGTCACCAGACACATCAACTGAGAATGTAATTTCTGTGTTAACATCGCTTATAGGTCCAGTTCCACTAACAACTGTGATTGCTAACGCATCTGTGTCACCAAGGTCTCCTGCTGACTGAATACTTAATACCTTCTTCAGATTGAGGTTACCGTTAATTACATTTCGGTCTGCATCCAAATCAAAGAACCTACCTTCAGTGTATATCTGAAGGCTTCTGTCAACATAATACTTATGGACAAACTGAGTGTTTTCAATCAGATCAAACTCAGCTGTGATTTCTTCAATTTGAATTGGAGTAGGTTCCGGAATCTCTTGGTGAAGTTGTGGAGAATTTAACCAGAAAGTACGGCCATTGGCCTTGATGTCAAGTCCAAGTGTTTCTACGCCAGCGTCTGAGGTACCAAAAATCCTCAACAGAGGTGTGTCATACCCTTCAGAAATAATACCAAGACCTTGGCCATTTGCAAAGTTAAATCTTGTAGTGATGTATCTATTTGCAACCAGCATTGGTTCAACTGGTGGCAGGAAACTGATCACTGGAGTGTCAACTACAAACTTAGTTACAGCCCTTGCATTTATTTCGTCAACATCCACGTTCAACAAAGTTCCAACACTAAGACCATTCAGAAAATCTGTCTTAACAGTACTAATCTCTGAACTGGCTCCTGTCTTTTTCAGATATCTGAGATCTAAATCAGCAACTTCAGTTGACTGAGTCGAATAAATTTTGATTGTGGCTGCTGTACCAGTATCAGGTATTCCTAAAGACCTAAGAACTTTTACTTTTATGTTGATTGTAGCAGAAGCTCCTGTGGCGTTACCCCCAGACCAACTTGTGTCAGATAAAATCTCAAACACACCATATGATTCATTATCTAAGTTACGAATTTCTAAAAGATATTTTCTTGAAAGAAGATCATCCAGCCCTTCCAAGTCATCTAAAAGTGTTTGCCAATGTTGATCAACCCCAAATTTATCAACAGCATTTAGATACACATCTGTTGTGTCACCGTAAGGGGGCAACATAACAGTTGCGTTATTATTACTAGTGTCTATGGATGTTGTGTAACCTATCCCCGCAGTACTTGAGTTGCTAACGGCAGGGGGAAGAATGTTATACGTTGCCCTGTTTAAACTTGGGAGTGCGTTTTCAAGTTCCTGTTGTAGGTTAATAATATCATTGCGGTTAGTATCAACCTTATCATTAGTTGTTCCAATATTATTACTGACAGTTGAGAAATTACTATCCACCTTGTCAGTGTATTCTTTTCTTCCACTAATGTATCCTGATTGGAATTCATTATTTTGATCGTATTCATCAGTGATGTTCCAATCTCCAGTATAAGGACCCTGGGGACCTATTGGGCCCTGTTGTCCCTCAGGGCCCTGAGGGCCCTCTGCAGTTGCAAACGTTCCAAGGCTTTGCCAGGAACCACCTCCATCACTACCACCATCAACCCAAAGCAACAGAATATCTGGTTCAGGTGTGAGCTGGCCACTACCAACTGCCGCATCAAATTCTTCTTTAGTTGCAAATGGGAATCCATAGAATTTATTAATTAAATAAAGGTCGCCAGTGGTGGAATCATCTCCTACTGCTTCTACAAGGTCATATTCATTATCAAATGCACCTTTCAACTTCAACTGACTATATGGGAATGGGCTAGCCCAAATAAGACTGTTGTCTTCTCCTTTCATAAGGAGCTCTCCAGTCTCACCTGACTCTAGTGGCAATATAAGTTCATAGGAGTTAAGAATTCCTCTCATCAAATCAGGAGCTTTTAGTGTCACCCCATAGAACTTATCTGTAGCATTATTAATAGATCTTAATTTAAAATCTTCAGTTTCTACAGAACCTCTTAGTTGTGGTGTTCCACGACTAACTAGAAAGTCTTTAGCAGCAATTGGAGTTGAAGTAAAGGACCCCTCACGACAAACTTGATTAAGCGTTGGAGTTGGAACCTGACCAGTACTAACAGAGACCCAGCTATCGCCATCATAAACAAAAACTTCTCTCGACTCTTGATCATATACCAGTCGTCCAATATCTTCGACATCCAAGCCATCTTGCAAAATCAAGTCATCTAACTCAATACTGTATGGAACTTGTTGAATAACTACATCTTTATATGAAAAATATTTTAAACTTTCCCATTCCAATAGAGATTCAGGATCTGCTGGGTCTTTGAGATTACCGATCTTAATTTTATTTGTATCAGTTTCATATCCTAGTTCTCCAATAGAAAGTTTCCCCCCATCATTTTTCCATTGTTCTGCGGTTCCTCTACGGATTTGAATCTTAGCCATTGTATAAGGACTGTCTATTTACTATGGTTATTTATCTTATGTTATCCAACAAGATCTA